ATTTTTTCCATGCGTGTTGACGACAGCGAACGATTAACCCAGGAGAAGACCAGCATGATCGACAATGACTTTAAAAAAATCTTTAATAATCCCATTAACCACTACCTCCGAAAGATTGCACCGCGACCCTATTGCATGACAATCTCCGAGAGGGTGGCATCTATTGACGTAGCACTGGCCGAGGTGTCAAAAACCAGCGACGCGCTAGTTGCTTCGTTGGAAATCCGCGAAGTTGCCGATTGGTTTAACGTTAGTTGCCCAGAGTTATTTAGGCGATTCTTACATCTCCGTGGCCGCACTCCACGACCTGCCAGATTTCATTATGACCTACGACTTGACGAACTCGCAGCCCTGCTGCGGTGGGCAAGCCCGTCTGATGACGCCCCACATGACTACCTGGAACGCATCGACGCCGCCCTTGCGCGACTGAAAGGAAATAACAAATGAGTCCCGCCGCACTGGCTGCACTGATTGACTATATTGACGCCGCTATTGAGGCGAAGATCGACAAGGGGGACTCCGCCGATGGCGGCATGGTTTCTTCCACACACAAGCGGGAGGTGGAAGATCGACTCAGGAAAACTATCACGGAAATTCCCATGATCGACGCTTCCCCCGTGCTGATCGAGTGTGCGAGTTTGCTGCGGGATCTGCTGACCATGTGTAAACGTCAGAAAGATTTCAACGACGATGGCGACGGTGAGATGCTATATAGATGCGACGCCGCCCTTGCGCGTCTGGAGGCGACCGAACCCACCCCTTGCAAATCCCAGCGCTAGGATATGCAAGCGCCAACAGGAGGCACGCCAGTGACCAAAAAAAAGAACCCGGCAGCCGTGGCCCTCGGCAAGATCAAGTCCCCGCGAAAGGCCGCAGCTAGCGCCAGGAACGGGAAACTCGGTGGTAGGCCGAGGAAGTCCAGGGCCAACCCCCCAGGCTCACCTGGCGGCGAAGCCGTCCGATGCATGACGTTGTTGGGCGGATTATTTAACCTTTAACCCCCCAGGATTATTTATGCTCAAATCATATAAGCGTAAAACATATGCGGTCCTTGGTGTATCGACCAAGGATGCCATTGACGCTGCGCGAAATCGGATGGCAAAATCCGTTTATCCAATTGGCCTGGATGACTGCGAGGTTGTTGGGTTAAATGGTGGATGCGGTGACGAGTGCCTAATTTTCAAGGCTGGGAAATGTCCTGCCGCCGATCCGCCCAACACCTCAATAAGCGGCCAGTCGTCTAGCGCTGTAATAGACGGCAAGGCGGACGAACACCACAAGGACAGCCCGTGACCGATTCCCCGGCCCGCATCGCCTACAAGGCCGCCCACAAGCGAGCCTCACGAGCCGAGGCCCGAGACATAGGCCAGACGCCTCCGGTCCAGCGGCCCGAAATCAAGGAGGATTGTCGCCTGGACCTCCTGCGTTTCCTGCGGACCTATATGGCCCCCAGGTTTCCTCTTGCGTTTTCCGACGACCACCTAGCGCTGATTTCCAGCATCCAGGGGATAATCCTCCACGGTGGCTTGCGGGCGCTGGCGATGCCTCGTGGGAGCGGGAAGACCACGATTGTTGAGGGGGCGGCGGCGTGGGCGCTGCTTTACGGCCATCGCCGGTTTTTGTTCGTAGTCGCGGCCACGTCCAGGGCAGCCCGTCAAATAATGGAAAACTTGCGGAGCGAACTGGCATTTAACGACGAGCTAGAAGCCGACTTCCCCGAGGCCGTTCACGCCGTCCGTGCCCTGGGTGGCGTGGCCCGTCGAGCCGAGGCGCAGACCAGCGGCGGCGTGCCCACGCATTTAGTCTGGACCAAAGAAGAAGTACGCCTTCCCGCAACGGCTGCGGGCGGTGGGTCAGTTATCGGAATCGCGGGAATTACCGGCGCAATCCGTGGCGCGAAGGCCACGCTGGCGGACGGCTCGCAGGTGCGACCGGACCTGTGCCTAGTGGACGACTTCCAGACCCGAGACTCCGCGAAGAGCACGCACCAGACCGCGAACCGCCTGCAAATCCTCGCGTCCGATATTCTCGGACTCGCTGGCCCTGGGCAGCGCGTGGCGTGTTTGTGTGCCTGCACGGTAATCCAGAAAAACGACGGCGCGGCCCAACTCCTGGACCGCAAGGGCCACCCGGAATGGCAAGGGTCAACCGCCCGGCTGATGGTCTCGATGCCGTCGCGCTCGGCCATGATCTTCTGGGATCAGTACGCCGAGATTTACCGTCAAGACCTGAGCGACGATGCCATCCCGCAAGAAAATAAGATTGCCAGGGCCACCGCGTTTTATCGTGGAAACCGGGCAAAAATGGACGCTGGCGCACAAGCCGCATGGCCTGCCCGGATGGCCGAGGGCGAAATATCGGCAGTGCAGCACGCGATGGGCCTGCTGATTACCAGAGGGGACGAGGCGTTCTGGGCTGAGTACCAGAACGCCCCCCGCGACCTTGAAACGAGCCAGCAAGCACAGCTGGACCCGGACGGAATCGCAAGGCGGTTGAACCGTATCAGGCCAGGAATCGTGCCCCGCGAGGCGGTGGAACTCGTGGCCTTTATCGACGTAGGCGAGGGCTGTTTGTGGTGGGGCGTCGGTGCGTTCGGCAATGCGTTTCGCGGCGACCTGGTGGCATACTCCGCTTACCCAGACCCGTCACGCCGGGTATTCGCCAAGGCGGAAATGCGCGGAATGCTCGAAAAAACCCACCCCGCCGGATCGATGCAGGGGACGTGGTTCGCCGCGCTCTCCGCGGTGTGCTCGCAGATTCTCGACCGAGACTGGCCCGACGAGGACGGCACGCCACGGCGTGTCTCGCTGGCGTTGATCGACGCGGGCTATGGGACTTCCACCGACACCGTCTTCCAATTCTGCAAAATGTCCGCGTGGAAGGATCGGCTCATGCCGTCCCGTGGCGTTGGCATCGGGGCGAAGCGGCAGCCGATGAGCGACTGGAAGAAGGAGCCGGGCGAAAAGATCGGCACCGACTGGCGCATAAAACTCAATAAAGCCCGCAAAATGCGGGAAGTTGTCATCGGAACCAATTTCTGGAAATCCTTCGTTGCGTCGCGTCTGTCGGTGCCGATTGGTGGCCTCGGTGCGCTCTACCTGCCGGGCGACAGCCCGAGCGCACACGAGATGATCGCCGCCCACTTGGCCGCAGAAAAGCGAACGGTGGTGAGCACCGCCGATAGGACGGTGGAAGAGTGGACCTTGCGACCTGGCCGCGACAACGACCTGGGCGACGTGGTGGTGGGCCTCCACGTTGCGGCTTCGATTCGCGGAATATCCTTCGACACTGGCGCACGCCAGGTCGCCCCAGCCGCCCGTGTGAGCCTTTCTGAACGTCAACGACTCGCCCGTGAAAAGCGGGGAAGGTGACTACTGCAATGCGTGCCCTCCTCGCCCTCCTCACCCTCCTCACCCTGACCGCCTGCGGCTCCGGCGGTGGCGGCAGCGGCTCCGCGAGTATCTGGCCGGGATGGCCCGCCAGGACGCGGAGGCCCTGGCTTCCGGCGGGGAGTCCTACTCCGCCGCCTGATCTTCGACGATCCGGCGGAGCAGCTCCGCCGCCGCCCACGGACAGGCGCGGTGACTGGCCCGCGTGGGCGGGGACAGCCACCGCCGCAGGGTCGCCGGATCGACGTGCAGCCGCCGGGCTGCCTCGCGCTGGCTGATTCCTGCTGCGGCGATTAGGCCGCGTAGGCGGCTCGCTCGACCTTCAGCGCCAAGGTCTCGCCCCTTCACCTTGCGACCGTCAGGTCGCGTGATCCAGGCCGGTTGGCGTTGGCCGCCAATTCGCGTCTCGCCCTCGCCGTCGGGGAATCGGGCGGCGGCGGCGGCCTTGTTGGCGGCTTTTTCGCTTGCGGTGAGCTTGGGGGGGTTGTGGATGCCCATGATTTTTCCTTTGGTTTTTTCGCGGCCACCGCCTGCCGCCTGGGTATCCAGGCGGTGGCAAACGATCAGATCTTAGGCGAGTGCAGGACGTACCCGCTTCCTTCGACGAGCTCCCACCCAGCGAGCGGCAAGCTGGGAGGGACACATCCGGGCGCGAATACCACCGGAATTAGACCGAGGCGGAAGATCCTAGACCCGTCCTGATAGCGAGACCTCAAGGCCTCGCGCTGTGTGTAGGATGCGTGTCCGCCAGGTGCGCAAGGGCCGTTTCTTTCGTGAATTGCGGACCACCAGGCGGAAAACGCCTTGGCGGTGACTGACTTACGGTCGGCTAGCACAACCGCCCGAAAGGTCGTGGCGCCTGGGTGGCTGTAGGTTTTGATCACGTTATTTTCCTGCGCTTTTCGCGCGGTTCAGCAGGCGGGATTGCCTGGCTGATGGGGGGACGTTCCGGCGGCTGGTGGGGTCGTCAGCCCAGCGGCTGCGAGCCCTCGACGAGCAGCACCTCGTCACCGTCGCGCCACACGTCGACCGTTCCGAAGTGGCCGTCGCCGTAGCGACTCTTGCCGCCCTTAGGGGCCAGCGGAGCGGCCTCCGCCCCAAAGCCGAGTTCCGCCAAGGCCTCCAGGGTCGCCTCCTGGTCGTAAGCCAGGATCAGTAGGCCGATCTGCCCGCCGCCCGCGTCGTAGTCGGCGGCGAGTACGCAGTCCTCTACCGCGTGATAGGCGGTATTCGCCCAGCCGCCAGCGTGCGCAAGCGACCCCTCCTCGGCGGTCCAGTCGCCTTCGCTGATCAGGACCTGGATCAGCCCTTCGACGGTGGTGGTCAGGGTGTTCTGTTTGGTGGTCTTCACGGTCTTGCTCCTGCGCTGTGCGCTGTGCGCTCGGTCAGCAGGCTGGATTGCCTGGGCTGATGGGGGGATCCTAGTGCCGTTGGCACTGCGTCAAGGGCCAATTTCCAAGAGGTACGATTCTGCCCTATTGTCGCTCTGGCGCTCAACTTTTCGCTTGACTACGCTCCAAGGCCATGCCCGACGACCTCGCGGAAAAGATCGTTGAATCCGCCGCGCTGCCGAAAAGCGCGACGGGCGACAACGGTTCCGCGACACAGCACGACCTGTCGCAGTTGATCGAGGCAGACAAGTACCTAGCCACCAAGCAGCGCCGGGGCTTTGGCTTCACAATCGGCAAGATCGTGCCCGGCGGTGCCCGGTGAAGAGCCGCCCCGCCAAATCGCTGAAGGCCGCAAAGCCCGCCAGGTCCACCGGCCCCCGCGCCTCCATGCGCGATATGCAAGCCGCCGTCCGCTTGGCCGGTGGCCGTCTCCGTGCGCGGTACGACGCTGCCGAAACCTCCGACGAAAACCGCCGCCATTGGGCGATGGCCGATGGCCTTTCCGCCGATGCCGCCGCCGCCCCCGGCGTGCGCCGAATCCTGCGGAACCGCGCACGCTACGAGGTGGCGAACAACACCTACGCGCGTGGCATGGTATCCACCCTGGCCAACGACTGCGTTGGCACCGGGCCGCGCCTCCAGATGACCGGCCTGCCCCGCGACCTGGCCCGCGAGGTCGAGCGCAAGTTTGCAACGTGGGCCAAGGCTGCCGGACTGGCCGAGAAATTACGCACGCTCCGCATGGCCAAGGCCACGGACGGCGAGGGATTCGGCCTGCTGGTAACGAACCCGCGCTTGCCCTGCGCCGTGAAGCTGGACCTGCGACTTGTCGAGGCCGAGCAGGTCGCCAGCCCGATGGGCGCGGTGCTCGACCCGTACCAGATCGACGGAATACACTTCGACGCATTCGGCAACCCGACCAAGTACGAGGTGCTCCGCGAGCACCCCGGCGGGCGTTCGTATCTGACGCTTTCCCCGCTGGAAATCCCGGCGGATAAAGTCGTCCACTACTTCACGCCCGAGCGACCGGGCCAGCGCCGTGGCATCCCCGAACTGACCGCCGCGCTGCCCCTATTTGCACAACTTCGCCGCTGGACCCTGGCCGTCTTGGCCGCCGCTGAAACCGCTGCCGACCTGGCCGCGATCATGCACACGAACGGCGCGGCCAGTGCCGAGGAAGCCGCCAAGGCCGAGGAGTTCGAGCGGATCGAGTTTGAGCGCCGAGCCATCCTGACCCTGCCCGAGGGGTGGGACGTGACGCAGATGGAGGCCAAGCATCCGACCTCCACTTACTCCGACGTTAAGCGCGAAATCCTCAACGAAATTGCACGCACGATCAACATGCCGTACAACGTGGCGGCCTGCAATTCGTCGGGGTACAACTACTCGTCTGGCCGTCTGGACTGGCAGATTTACGGGCGTTCCATCGGCGTTGACCGCGAGCGCATGGAGGCCCAGGTCCTCGAAGATATTTTTGCGGCTTGGTTCCGTGAGGCCGTGCTGGTCGAGGGGTACCTTTCGCAGCCGCTGCGGATGTCGGCCACCGATACCGGCCATGCGTGGCACTGGGACGGATTCTCCCACATCGACCCGGAGAGCGAAGCGAAGGCCGATCAAATCCGACTGGAAAACGGCACGACCGACCTTTCGGAAATCTACGCGGCCAAGGGCTACGACTGGGAGGAACGCCTGGAAATGCGGGCCAAAATCACCCAGCGAACCAAGGAGCTGGCGACGCAGTACGGCGGCGACGGAACTTCCGGCGACGTGCAGATGCAGGCCATGAACGGCATTCAAATCACGGCGATGACCGGCGTTCTTGCCGAGGTGACCGCCAAACGCTTGAGCGCAGACGCCGCCATCGGCGTGCTGACCATCGCCTTCCCCGGCGTCGATCGCAAACAGATCGAGGCCATGGTCAACGCTGCGGCGGCGACCCCTGCACCGCTCTCTGAGGTGGCCCCATGACCATCCGCCGCCTGACCGCCTCCGACGCGAAATCCCGGCCCATTCGACTGACCGGCGCAGCGACCCTCGCCCCCGTCGAAGGCGACGGCAAGGGACTGCGGAAGTTCCACATGGCCGCGTACAACGGCGGTGTCTATCGCTTCCCGTGGTCCACGTCCCCGGTGGTGCTCGACCTGACCGGCCTCCAGGTCACGGACAAGGCCCGCCCGATCCTCAAGGACCACGACACCGCGCAGGTGGTGGGCCACTCGACGGCCATCACCAACGACGCCAAGACCCTGGCGGTTGATGGCGTCGTTTCCGGCACCGGTCCAGCGGCTGCGGAAGTGGTGGCCAACAGCGACAATGGCTTCCCGTGGCAAGCGTCGATCGGTGCCGACATCCTCGCAATCGAGGAAATCGCCGCCGGGGCAGAGGCCACGATTAACGGCCAGACCTTTAACGGCCCGCTCTGCGTGGTCCGTTCTTCTCGCCTGTCCGAGGTGTCCTTCGTCGCCCTCGGAAACGACGATTCCACCCATGCGGCCATGACCGCCGCCGCTCCACCCTCCCCCGTTCAGGAATCCAAAATCATGAACTTCGCCGACTGGCTCAAATCCCTGGGGCTTGACCCCGCCACCCTCACCCCCGAGGCCACTGCCGAGTTGCAGAAGGCGTTCGACGCCATGGGCGATGCCGACGAAGCCGAGGCTTCCAAGGCTGCCGACGCGCCCGAAAAAGCCAAGGCTGCCCGCGCCGCCCTGGCCCTGGCCTTCAAGGCCGCACACAAGCCCGCCACGGCCAAGCCTGCCCAGGCTGACCACCTCCAGGCCCAGCGCGAGAAGGCCGCCGCTGACGTTGAGCGCGTGGCTGCCCTCCAGGCCATCGCCGCCGCCCACCCCAAGATCCTGGCTCAGGCCATCCGCGAAGGCTGGACCTCCGAGAAGGCGGAGCTGGAAGTCCTGCGGGCCTCCCGCGCCCAGGCCCCGGCCATCCACTCGGGCAGCGTGTCCGGCGTGACGGATCAGATTCTGCAAGCCGCCGTGTGCCTGTCGGGCCGTCACAGCGATGCCGAAAGCCTGTTCGACGAGAAGACCCTGGAAGCCGCCGCCAAGAAGTTCCGCCGTGGTCTTGGCCTGCAAGAGCTGCTGCTCGAAGCCGCGTGGAGCAACGGCTACACGGGCCGCAGCTTCCGCCAGGACATGGCCGGTGTTCTCCGCGCTGCGTTCAGCCTCCAGGCTTCGGGCCAGTTCTCCACCGTCGATATGGGCGGCATCCTGTCGAGCAGCGCGAACAAGTTCCTGCTGGACGGCTACAACAGCGTTGAACAGGCGTGGAAGAAGATCGCTGCCATCCGCCCGGTGAACGACTTCAAGACGATCACCAGCTACCGGATGACGGGCGACGACCAGTATGAAAAGGTTGGTCCTACCGGCGCGATCCCCCACGGCACCGCCACCGAGCAGTCGTTCACCAACAAGGCGGACACCTACGCCAAGTTGCTGGGCATCAGCCGCACGGACATGATCAACGACGACCTGGGCGCGATTACCGCCGCCCCGCGCAAGCTTGGCCGTGGCGCTGGCACCAAGCTGAATGACGTGTTCTGGACTGAGTTCATGAACAACGCCTCGTTCTTCGCCACCGGCAACAAGAACCTGATCACCGGGGCCACCACCGCCCTGTCGATTGATTCGCTGTCCGCCCTGGAGCAGCTGTTCCTCGACCAGACCGACACCGAGGGCCGCCCCCTGGGCGTCACCCCCGGCGTCCTCCTGCTGCCCACCGCGCTGGCCGCGTTCGGCAACGCCATCGCCCGGAGCCTGGAAGTCCGCGACAACACCGCGAACACCAAGACTCCGACGCAGAATCCCCACGCTGGCAAGTTCGAGCCGGTGGTGTCCGCGTACCTGGGCAATGCCAAGTACACCGGCAACAGTGCCAAGGCGTTTTACCTGCTGGCCAATCCTGCCGACCTGGCGGCCATCGAGGTGGCCTTTCTCAACGGCCAGGAGTCCCCGACCATCGAAACCGCCGACGCCGACTTCGGCACCCTCGGCATCCAGATGCGCGGCTACCACGACTTCGGCGTGGCGAAGCAGGACTTCCGCGCCGCCGCCCGCAGCAAGGGCGAGGCGTAAGCCAGCCCTGACACCAAAGCCCGCCCGGCGTGGTGCCGTGGCGGGCCTCGGTGACAAGCCCCTCCCCCTTCTCTCCAAGGACTTCGGTCATGACCATTCGCGCCTCTTTCGTCCAGTGTGACGATTATCTCCCGTACACCCCTGCTGCCCCCCTCGACGGCGGTGCCGTCGTCCTGCTGCCGGATGGCCGCGTTGGCGTCACGCTGACGGCCATTGCCGCCAACGTCCTCGGCTCCGTTGTGGCTGAGGGCATCCTCGATTTCAACAGCGCTTCGGCTACGGTTTTTTCCGAGGGCGAAGATGTTTTCTGGGATGCCGTCAACTTCCTGGCCGTGCCCGCTGGCCACGCTGACGCCACCTATCGCGTGGGTCGCGCCACCCGCGCCAAGATCAGCGGCGACCTCGTGGTGCGCGTCCTGCTGAACGCCACCGCTGGCCTGGCCCTGCGTCAGGTCATCACCGCGAACGGCACGGCGGTCACGAACACCACCAGCGAAACCGTGATGTCCACCTTCGCCATCCCGGCGGGTGCCCTCAAGCAGGGACGGATCATCGACTTCTTTGCCGCCACCATCGCCACCAGCACCAACAGCACGGACACCTTCCGGTATCGTGTGCGCCTGGGCGGCGTGGCCGGTGCCGTGGTTGCGGACACCACCGCCATTGACCTGGCGAACAACGATATTGCCGTGATTTCCGGCCAGGTCGTGGTTCGTGAGGACGGTGCCAGCGGGTCCATCGTTGGCGCTTCGCATGGCATGCTCAAGACCACGGGCTTCAACACCCTGCTCGACGCCAGCGCCCTGGACACGACCGCCGAGCAAACCCTGGTGCTGACCTGCCAGCAGAGCGTGGCCAGCGCCAGCAACAGCGCCCGCGCTACGGCCTTCAACGCCATTGTGCGTTGAGCGAAGATGGCCAGCGCCTGGGCATCGTTCATGGATTCCAGGGGCCGTGCGCTCTTGTGGTCCGTGCATGCCGAGACGCTGGCCATCCGCTTCGACGGCTCCACCCCGTCCACGATTCAGGGCGTCTGGAAGCGTGTGAACGCAGACGGCGTGCAGGATTCGGACGGGGCGGGCATGGTGACGTACACGGGACAAGCCCTGTTGGTGGTGAAGCGATCCGACTTCACCGCCGCCGCCAACTACGCCCGGACCGAAATCGACCGAGAAGGCGAGACGTGGGACGTTCGCCACGTCGAGCCACAAGACGCATGGACCTACGTCCTCCACCTTTCCCGCCGCCGCAAGGCCCTGACCAACCCCAAGCGCTGACCCCATGCCCGTCACCCCCACCGGCATCCTGAGCGAACCTCTGGCAACCCTCCGGTTGCTGGTGGCCGCATGCCCGGCCTTTCAGGCTTGGGTCGGTGCCGCGTCGGAGGCCGAAGCGCTGGAGCGAGTGCATCTCCTGGTCACTCCCGAAAACCCGCCGCACCCGCTGGCATTGATCGACTTCGGCGACGTGGCCCGCGAGCGCCAGGCCGTCACCACCGGCGGCAAGTGGAAGATGCGTTCGGGGTCCGACCTCCTGTTGTGGTTCCGGTCAGAAGCCTCTGGCGATGAGCCGGACGCGACCTTCACCTTCACGAACGCCGTGGGCGCGATCCTCGAACAAATGGAAGCCCGCGCTGGCGACTACGTACAGGGATACCCCGGCATCATGTCGATTGAAATGCCGGTGCCTCCGATGCGCACCAAGGAAGAGGACCGCCCCAGTGAGGGCGACATCTTCGAGGTGTGTTTTGCCTGCAATCTGTCGAGGGCCGCATGAGCGACAGCCTCATCAGGCTCGAAGGCTGGCAGGAACTTGGACGCAAAATGCGACGCCTTGGCGGGCCGCAGTTGCGTCAAATGGCCCGCAAAATCACGGTCACGGCGATGGCCCCGGTCCTCGCCACCGCCAAGCAAAACGCGCCAGTGGGGCCAACGGGCCGCTTGCGTGCGAGCCTCGGCAGGCTGGCCCGCAGCAACAAGCGCGGGGATGCGTTCACCGCCCGCGTGGGAACGCGCCGTGATTTCGTTTATAAGACCGCCAGCGGCGAGCGCCGTGTGTCTGGCCGTGGAAAGGTCCGCGACCGTGCGGTTGCAAAGGGCGCAATCGAAGACCGCAAGACTGCCCAACAGTACGCCCGCTTGATCGAGTTCGGCAAGGACCGCAAGGGCCGCATCCGCCGCCGCGCTGGCCCGGCCCGATTCCTGGAAGGGGCCATCACGACCCACCGCCGGGCCATCCTCGGCACCGTCGAAACCGAACTTCATAGGCACCTTGCCTCCGTCTCCTCTTGACCCTTCCCAAAGGAAAAACACCCATGCCCACCATCGCCCTTGAAGGCACCGGAGCTTCAATTGCCTTCGGCTCCAGTCTGTTCTCGGCTGACCTCATCAGCCTGACCCTTCCCGAATCTACGCGCGAGGTCATCGACACCACGCACCTTGGCACGACTGCGGCCAAGACCAAAAAGCCCGCGAAACTCATCAATGTCGGTGAGATTTCCTGCGAGTTCGACCACGATCCCTCGCAGCTCAACCTGACGCAGCGCGACCCGGAGCAGATCACGATCCGTTATCCGCTTCTCACTGGTCAGGCGACGCCCACCACGCTGGTCTTCAATGGCTTCGTGTCGTCTCAGGGCGGCGAGGAAATGAAGGTTGACCAGCGGATGATGACGAAAGTCACCATCGTGGTGAACGGCGACATCACCAAAACCCTTGGCGCTTAATCCACCCACTCAAGAAAGCACGTAAATCATGGCCGATCTCTCCATCACCGCCGCCAGCGTCCTCCCCGGCACCGAGTCCGAGGGCGCACAATTTGAGCAGGGCATTGCCGCCGTGGCCGTCACCGCCGGTCAGGTGGTCTACAAGGACAACAACAGCCAGTATCGCCTGGCCGACAACAACGACACGTCGGAAACGCTGTCCGTCATCGCTGGCGTTGCGCTCAACAACTGCGCCGCCGGGCAGCCCCTGCGCGTGCAGACCGCCGGACCCTACACCGTTGGCGCGACCGTCGCCGCCGGTTCGGTCTACGTCCTCTCCGCCACCCCCGGCGGCATCGCCCCCGTTGCCGACCTGGCCACCGGCAACCGCACGTCAATCCTTGGCGTGGGCGCCAACGGCAGCACGACCCGCGTGGTCCTGCGTCCCTGGTCTACTCGTGCGGTGCGTCCGTGAGCGCGACCAAGGCCCGAGTCCTGGAAGCCCTGGGCAAGCTCCAGCGCAAGCCCGTGGACGTGCCGATTCTTGGCGGACAGGTGTGGGTTCGTCCCCTCACCGTCGCCGGGATGGGCCGAATCCACGCGCTTATGGCCACGCCCAACGACCGCCACAAGGCGGCGTCTGTCGCGCTGGCCAAGGACCCCACGAACCCCGAACTGCTCAAGGCCGAGGCTGACGCCCTGGCCGCTGTCGAGAACGCCAAGCAGCGCACCAGCACCGTAATGCTCATGGACTGCGTGGTTGACGAGACGGGCGAGCGGATTTTCTCTGACGCTGACGAGGCCGCTGCTTCCTCCATGCCGTTCGGCGTGGCGGAGCAGTTGCTCACCGCCATCGAGTCGAAGGGCGACCTCTCCGACGACGCGCCCGGAGAACTCGCGGGAAACTGAATAGCGACCCGGTGTTGCTGGTTTGCTTCCGTCTTGCCAAAGACCTCGGCATGACGGTGGCAGACCTAACCCAGCGCATGAGCTGGGCCGAACTGCTGTGCTGGATCGCCTACTACACCCGCGAGGCAGATATGGCGGTGCCGCCCGAAAAGCGGCCCGTGCGACCGAAGACCAAAGAAGAAGCCGCTCAGGCCCTTGACCGCCTGCTCGGTGGCCGTGCGAAGATTGTCAAACCGGAGCCATCCCCATGTCCCTCTCCACCTATTTCGTCTCCCTGATTCGCGGAAAGCCCACGGCGGTTTCCCACCAGGACCCGTTCCCGGTGGAGCCGCTGGGGCGTCCCGGCGTGGCCCGCCAAGTCGCCGCCGGTGTCGCTGCCGGTAGCACCAGCCTGACGGCCACCGTGACCCGGATTTCGATTCACGCACGGGGCGCGGCCTTGCGCTTCGCCATCAATGAGACGGCCACCGCGTCCAGCCACTATCTTGCCGAGGGCGAGCGGATTGACGTGGCGGTGCCGCTCGCCGCCAGCATCAGCGCGATCCGCACCGCCGGTGTGGATGCCACGCTGGAAGTGACGGAGCTGGTCTAGTGCGCGTCCGCTCCACCCGTCTTTTTTCAGTCGGGAGCGGGCGCGGCGTGCTCACGCCTTCGCCCCCGCCCGTTCCGTCTTATCGCATCGTTCGTTCCACCGGGGACCGCCGCATCGTGCGCGGTGGCGACCCCCGCATCGTAAGGGCCTGACCCATGGTTGACGTTCGCATTAAAGACCTTCCCAGCCGCGCCCTGGCGTCCGGAGACGCCATGGAACTGGACGACGGCGCGACCGCCGGAGGTAATCGCTTCGAGCCTTCCGCTGACGTGGTGACGCTCTTGAACGCGGCCAACGCTGCCGGGGCACGGACGGCCATCAGCGCAGAGACGGCGGGAGCCGCCGCCACCGCCGAGGCCAACGCCATCGCCGCGTCCTGCCAACGGGCGTCTAACCTGTCGGACGTGACCAACGTGGTGACAGCCCGCGAGAATCTGGGAGTACGCAACGTGGGGCAGAAGCGCGACCTCCTGCGCGGATTTTCGTTTGTGGAGCCGTTTGTCGGTTCGGTCTTGGCTGGTGGCCTTGGAATAATTTCCAGCGGGACCGGCGCGGGCACGAGCGCGGGACTCGCCCCTTCCGGCGGAGCCTGGGGGACGCTGATTTGTGGTACCGGCACGACGGCCACCGGGCGATGCAGTGTCAATTCGGTGGCCACAACCTCAATCGTCAACCAGACGCTCCACGCCGGGGCCGGACAGATTTTGGCCGGATCTCGGCTCAGGATCGCCGCGCTCTCAGACGGAACGGAAACATTCCTATTCCGTGGCGGTGGCCTATCGGATTCCGCCAATGGCGACGGCGTTGACGCCGTATTTTTCCGTTACACTCACACTGAAAACGGCGGGAACTGGACGTGTGTATCCCGATCTAACAGCACCGAAACCGCGACTGACAGCACGGTGCCCGTGGTGGCGAATCAGTACTACTGGCTCGAAATTAGCGTAAACGCGGCGGGAAACTCGGTGGATTTCGTAATTGATGGCGTGCTTTGCGCCACCATCGCCACCAATATCCCCAACGGAACCGCACGGGCCTTTGGCCTTCTTCCTGGGCAGATCGTCAAATCCGTGGGGACGACCGCCCGCAATTTTGAGATCGACGACTACTATTTCGACTGCACCTTTACCACGCCGAGGACCTGACCGTGCCCATCGTCACCGTCACCCGCTACCGTGCAGAGTTCCCCGGCGGTGCCGTCGAGTTCGTGACCCACGAGGCCGCGCAGGCGTTCCTCGTGGGCTTGGGCCACCCCGGCAGCCCGGCCACCGTGGAGCGCATCCAGGACGACCGGCCCGACCTGGTGCAGGCGGCTTGGACGCAAGCGGACGAATGGGGGCGGCGGATCGACCACAACGACCGGGCGGCCTACCTGCTTTGGCTGATCGACGCCGGGGTTTCCGCCACGGCCAAGGGGAAGATTCTGGCCAATTATGCTTGGGCGGATTCCGTTTGGTCGGGGTACTACGCGGCCAAGGCGTCTATCATGGCCGGTGGCAATCCGACGATGGCGGACCCTGGTTTACCGCCGCACTCCTTCGCTGAGATTCTGGCCGAAAAATGAGCGTTGCCCGCTACCTCGTGGCAGTTGGTTCGGCTCTGTCTCAGCTCGGTAACGCCGTCCTGCTGGGGGGCCACCCGAACGAGTCTATCAGCGGGCGTTCCTACCGCTGTCGGTGGTGGTCAGAGGCGCGGATAGATAGCGTGCTGGGACGTGGCCATTGCAGAGCCGCGTTCCTCTCGGACGCTGCGTGGGCGGAGAGCTATTCCGCCGCCGTCACCCGTCGAGAATCCGCAGAAAACAGCGAAAAAACCCCATGACTTCATTGACCCTTACCATTGCTTCCGCCCAACTCCTGGGCCAGATCGCCGCGCAGCCCGGCCTCATGTCCGGCCCTAAGCTCATCCGCGCCGGGCTGTGGGTGGAGGACCACCTGACCGACCTGCCCTTGCCCCCGATTCAGCCGGGCCGCGATGGCCAGCCCTGCGACTGGCGCGAATACGAGCAGGCTGCCAAGGCGTGGGGCCGCACGGTGCTCCCGCCCATCGAAATCAGCGAGAAGGACCGGGACGCAATCAAGGCCCTACTTGAGGCTGCCCAGGGCAAGCAGATGCTTGCGGCAAGCCCGGCGGCGGCGCGTCTCTTGGTGGCCTTCGGGCTTGGCCCGGAGGACTGACCGTGAGCAACGAAGATACCGAATTCCTGCCCCGCGAAGTCCCTACCAGGGTGGACGACCAGACCTTCCGCACGGAGGTCCTTCGCACGATCCGCGACATGGCCAAGAAGATCGATGGAATCGTGGACCGGCTGCACGCCGGGGACCTGCGACTTGCCGAGCATGCCCAGCGCCTGGAGCGCCAGGAAGAGCAATTGGAAGCCGAGGTTGCGGCATTGAAGCGTCGCGTTGAGGACCTAGAAAAGAGCCTTCAGGCCGAGAAGGATCGCAACCTTGAAACCCGTACCCGCTTTGGCGTGGTGTGGGCCGCTCTGGCAGCCCTTGCCACGCTGGCTGGCGGGACCCTGTGGGCTTTGATTACCAGCAAGGGGCACGCATGACGAACGGCGACGGCGACAACGACGGCGACCCCATTGCCGCCGCCCGTGGCATCATCAACGCCATCGGCCTGACCTTGGCAGCCGTCGCGTTAATCGCGCTGGCCAGCCTCATCAGCTCATGCGCTGCGGCTCCCGCCGTGGCCATCGACCGCACGCCCGTACCGGCACAGGTCCAGGCCGATGACCTCGCGGCCCAAGAAGCCGCCGCCCGGCTCGCTGCCGCCAGCGCCAGTGCCGCCGCCGATACCGCCGCCACCACCGAGGACCGCCATCAAGCCGTGCGAGAAGCCGCCCGACAGCAGGCCCTGGCCGCGACCCTGGCCAGCCTCCGCGCCGCCGCCGAATCCCGAGCCGTGGCCCAGCGTGACGAGCTGGACCGCCGCGCCGCCGCCGCCGCCAAACAGGCCCGCGAACAGGCAGCAGCGGAACAGGCCGTGCGGGATCGCCGGGTTGCCGTCGTTGGCCTGGCCCTGGCCCTGGCTGCGTCCGTCGTGGCTGCCGTCGTCTTGTTCCGTCTTGGCCTGCCGCGCCTTGGCCTCGCCCTTCCCGCCGTCGTGGCCTCTGCCGGTGGCGTGGGCCTTGGCGTCCTCTCCGCTGGCCCGTGGCTTGCCCCGGTCCTGGGCACGGTGGTTGGCCTTGGCCTGCTCGCCGCCGTCGTCCTACTTGGTCGCGCCGTGGTCCACGCCGTGGCCTACGGCGACAGCGCGGGCCGCATGCTGCCCGGCGAGATCGAAGGACTGCGGAAGGACGTGCGCGAGATCCACCGCAAGGCCGGTGTTCGCGGCATGATATTGGCGGGAATCAAGCGGGTTCGGAAATCCTGATCCATGTCCTCGACCCTCACCCGGCTCAACGTTGCGCTCACCCTGACGACGGGCGCATTCCGTCGCTCGACGCAATCCGCGATCAAGTCGGCTGAGGTGTTTGGCAACAAGCTCAAGAGTTCGATGCTGTCCCCGCTCGGGGCGATCAGTGCTGGCCTCTCCGTCGCGGGCCTGACCGCTGGCGTTGCGCGGGCGTCGGAGCGGATCGACGCCCTGGCCAAGTCCGCTGACCGCCTTGGTGTCACCACGCAATCCCTGGCGGGGATGCGCCTGGCTGCGAAAGATGCCGGGGTCGAGACGGAGCAGCTTGAACAGGCGATGACCAAGTTATCCGTGAAGGTCGGTCAAGCCGCCGCCGGAAACAAGCAGGCCGAAGCGGCTTTCCAGTCCCTCGGGCTGTCGGTCAGTGACCTTTCCGGCATGTCCGCCGATAAACAATTCGCGGCAATTTCCGACGCCATCAAGGGGCTTGAGTCACCCGCCCAACGCACCGCCGCAGCCGTGGCCCTCTTGGGCGACGAGGGCGCAAAGATGGTCAACGCCCTGGCCATCGGCAGCAAGGACCTTGCGAAGGCCGGAGACGAGGCCAGCAAGTTGGGCCTCGCCCTGTCCCGCGTGGATGCGGCCAAGGTGGAGGAATCGAACAGGTCCTTCGCCCGCATCCAGATGGTCATGGAGGGTGCGTTTAACGTCGCCGCCGTGAAACTGGCCCCGATCATCAACCTGATTTCCGAGTACCTGGTTAACGCCAGCAAGGAAACTGGTGGCTTCGGGACGGTTATGGATTCCGTCATCAGTTGGGGGGTCAAGATCGTGGGCTTCCTGGCCGATGCGTGGTCAGGGTTGGAGGTGGTTTTCCGCAGCCTGCGGGTCGGTGTCTATTGGTACGCAGAAACGTGGCTCCAGACCGGCAACACCGTGGTCAAGGTCGCGCAGACCATCGGTGTCTACCTTGGCCGCGCATGGGACGCCATCAAGGCCGGGGCTGATGTCCTCTTCTCTGTTCTCAAGGTTGGATGGACTGGGGCAAAAATCCCAGTTTACGATTTCGTCGAGTTCGTTGGCGGACAGTTGGCCTCGCTGCTTCGCATGACCAGCGAGGCCGTCATGCGGTTCGACATTGAGGCGGGCACGGCGATGCTCTCCGCCGCCAATGCCGTGCAGGTGGCGGTGGGAGACATGGGGGCCACCGCCCGGAAGGATTTCGACGAATCCATGAAGGGGCTGTCGGCATCTTCCGCCAAGGCCATGGAGTCGTATCGCACGCTTTTCAGCGGATACCAAGCCGAGGGGAGCCAGTTCCTTGCTGGCACCGCCGCTGGTTTCCGCGATCTGGCCGCCGAGGAATCTGCGGCGATTGCGGCGATTGTAGACGGCGCACTTCCATCGGATCGCGTTGCAGCCGCCGTTGACGCTGCTCAGGCCGCTTCCCAGTCTCGTGCCGAGGCACGGGCTGCGGAGGTGACGGACGCGCAAAATACGGCCAATAAAATCGTAGCAATCGACGAAGAGGCAATCCGGAAAAAAATAGAAAACGCAGAGGAGGAAGCCCGAAGGAAAAAAGAGCGCGAGCAGCTACTTGCCCAAGAATATGGCAAGTTCATGAACAATCTTTCCGTGCTGCAACAGAGCCACAGCAAAAGAGCTAGGGCAATCGGCGAAGCAGCCGCGAAAACAAAGATTGCAACCGACACAGCAAGCGCGGCCATGGCCTCGTATTCTGCGCTGGCCGGTATCCCCATCGTTGGCCCGGCCCTTGGCGCTGCCGCTGCCGCCGCTGCAATTGCGGCAGGCGTTGTGCAGATCAACAACGTCGGCAAGAACTCAATCGGCGGCGGCGGCTCGCCCAACATCGGCGGCCCCGGCTCGTCCATCGGCCCGGCGGCCCCGGCGCAGCCGTCGCAGACGCTCGTTCTCCAAGGCGATTACTTCTCCCCCGAATCCCTGGCCAGGATCTTCCGCGAGGCCAAGGAGAAGGGCTATATTATCGACGAGGTACGCCGTGCCTGATGCCCTTCCGCGCATCGCGTGGGACAACTTGATGGCCACGGCCACGCTCACGGCGAACCCGGCAACCACCGTGTCCGGCGGCGGCACGGTGAACCTCACGGACTGGACGCCCTGGACCTTTTGGCGACCCACCGGGGCGGCACCGTGGACGCTCGAAGCGGACTTCGGCGCAACCAAGACCGTCACCTGCTTTGCCGTGGCCGGTCATGACTGCCTGGACACCGTGGCCATGGACACCTGGAACGGAGCGGCCTGGGTCGAGTTCGCCACCACTGAGGCCGTGGCCGGTGGCGCGGTGATCTACCTGACTGGCGACGCGGTGAGCACCACCAAGGTCCGTTTCCGGTTTGATTCCCTGGCCTTCGCTTCGGTGATTTTCGTGGGCCAGGACATGATCCTGCCCGAGGGAATCGCTGGCGGGTGGACCGATCCGATGCTTGCCCAGCGGGCCAGGACCACGCCAGAGATCAGCCGGGGCGGCGTGTTCCTCGGGACCGCCGTGGAGTTGTGGGATGCGGAGCTGTCGTTGGACATCAAGGCCGTTGAAGCCTCGTGGGTCCGCGACACCTGGCTGCCGTTTCTTCGTACCTGCTCAACGCGGCCCTTCCTGTTGAATTGGAACAAGGACGAATGGAGCGGATCGGCGTGCCTGTGCTCCAATGCCAAGTTCGGCACGACCGGCTTCTCCCAGCGTGGCCTGTGTGATGTGTCGGTGCAGTTCGACGCTGACACCGGCTATGATCGGAGGCTCACGCCTTGACCACCTGGAACGATCTTGGCATCACCTGGGATTCCACGATTGCACAGTGGAACCAGACCTTTTCCGCCGGATGGGCCACCCACGCAGCGCGAGGGAAACGCACGCCGTGTGTGGTTGTCGAAGTAGACCTTGATTGGATCGACGATGGCAGCGTGACCGCCACCAACCCCGACGGGTCGCTGTGCTACCGCACGCCAGCGACGACGGACCAGGGCACGCTTCCGGCGGTGACGAAGACCCGCCGCTGGCAATCGGCCAACGTCAAGGCCCTGCCGGAATTGGGGGCCATCCCTTGCGTCCAGTCCGTGCGGATGGGCGGCGAGGAAGTGCGCGTCGGTCGTGGCCTCGGGTACTTCGGCAGCGCAACCGTCGCCTTCGGGGACTTCGTGGACAACGACGCCCGCGAGGAAGATCCGTTCTCCGGTGACGCGAGCCGCACCGGGCTTGACCTGTCGGCTGGCACCTTCTGGAGCAAGCTCCTGGCCAGAAATCCCTGGTGGGAAAACCGGCCAATCCGCATCATCGAAGGGTGGGCAACGGATGGCGTCTGGCACCCGGCAGACACGCTCGTGCATTACTTTCGCGTCCGCGACATCCAGGGGCCGAACGACGGCAAGGTGACGCTGACGGCGGTGGGTCCGCTGCAATTGCTGAATCTCAAGGACACCGAGGCCCCCAAGGCCAGCGGCGGGACCCTCGCAGCGGACATCACCGACGTAGCTACCGCCGCCACACTGTCTAGCGCCACCGCCGCCGCCGATTACCCGACCAGCGGACTTGCCAGAATCGGCGATGAAATTGTGAGTTTCACCCGGTCGGGCACTGCCCTGACCCTGGTGCGCGGGCAACAGCGCACGACGGCGGAAGCGCACTTCACAGACGACGCCGTGCAGGTGTGCCTCTCGTACACCGCCACGCCGTTGGTGGAGATCCTGGAGGACCTGCTCACCACCTACGGCGGAATTGATGCGGCCCTGCTCGACCTCGCCGGGTGGGCGGCGGAACAGGCGGCATACCTCACGCTCTACGATCTTTCCGGCGTGGTGAGCGCACCGGCGAAAGTCATGGACCTGGTTCAGGAATTACTTGAAGCCAGCGGTTCCATCCTCTGGTGGGACGACCAGACAAACCTCGTCAAGTTCAAGGCCGTCCGCCCCAGCGTGGCGGCGGTGGCCACCTGGACGGACCGCTTCCACCTGCTCTCGCGCACGGCATCGCGCACCGAACCGACCGAACGTGTGAGCCGGTGTGACGTGGCCATTGAACTCCGCGACCCGACAAAGGACGCCAAGGAATTGGGGTCCTACCGCGTGCGCGTGGTTGGCCTGCCCCAGGGCGAAGAGGCCACGCAATACGGCTCTCCAAAGGTGAAGGTCCTCACCTCGCGCTGGCTGTCGGCAAACCAGGCCAGCCTTGCTCTCCGCGCCTCGTGGCTCGTCACCTCGCAATTGCGCGACGGGCGACGGACCATCGACGTGGAGGTGTCCGCGAAGGACGCCTACGTTCAGATTGGCGAGGTGGTGGCCCTGCAATCCCGCGACCTCGTGGACCGCCGGGGCCAGGTGCAGACCGTGCGCGGGCTGGTCATCAAGCGCGAGCCGGTGCGCGAGGGCAGCGCCTATCGGTACACCCTTGACCGACAGACCAGCGGGGGGAGGTTCATCCACCTGTGCCCCGTTGGCCTGCCGGACTACCCGTCCGCCACCGCTTCCCAGCGCGACCCCGGCTGGTTCCTCGCTCCGGCTGGCGGCGGGCCTTTCGGTGTCGATGATCCACCTTACGTCCTTGGATAATTTCCATGCCCTACGTCTATCTTGATCCCGCCGATTACACAGTCGGAAAGGCCATTTCCTTCGAGGAATACGCGCAGCTCGTGGAGAACGCGAATCAAGCGTACAACGGCGCGACGGCACACGGCGAGTGCTTCTTCACTCGCACGGCTGCGACGACGGCGGGGGCGTTTCCGACCGTGAGCGGGGCGGCTCCGGGGCCGTACACTTTTGTGGTTCCGGCGGGGGTGACGTTGATTGAAGTCGAGGGTGTTGGTGGTGGCGGTGGCGGCGGCAGCGGCACTGGATTTAGCGGGACCGGTGGAGTGGACGGAACAGCCGGATCCCCAACGACGGTTTCCGGTAGTGTATCAGGGTCTCTGGCTTCGTGCGGAGGCGGTGGAGCTGGTTTGGAGGGGGCCGTGAACGGCGGAGCCGGAGGAAGCGGAGGGACCGGCCCCTCCGGGACCGGCGGCGGCGGCGGCAGCGTGAGCGGCGGCGACGATACCGCCGGTGGCGGTGGCGGGGCTTCTCTTTTTGGCACAGCGAGCAACGGCACAGCAGGCGCAGTCACCTTGCCCGGCTGCGGAAACGCCGGCATCGGAGGGGGGGCGAGTGGAGATGGATCCGGCTACGGCGGCGGAGGCGGAGGCGGTAATGCCAGTGCGACCTCGGGGGCGGGAGGTGGAGGAGGTGGAGGAGGTGGAGGCGTGTCGCGCAGGTATTCAGTGACTCCTGGCGAAACCATCACGGTGACGATTGGTGCCGGTGGCATTGGCGGCAACGGCTCCGCGCCAGACGGCGGAGATGGCGCTCCAGGCTTCGCCCGCATCCGATTCTAAGGCCAACCCATGCCCAGCTCCTACCCCTCCAGCTCCGACACCTTCACCGTCCCGTCCGGCTCCGCCACCCTTGGCGGATCGATGCCAACGCACACCGACGCGCACCAGCAAATGGCCGATGCTATCCGCAAGGTCCAGGACACCATCGTCCTGTCCGGCCTCTCCGTTGGCGCGTTGCTTTACGGAGCCAGCGGCACACAGGTAACGACCCTTGCGGCAGGTGCTGCGGGGCGGTTTTTACAGGCCAACGGGGCGGCGGCTCCTGCGTGGTTCGATTTGTTTGGGGCGGCGAATGCATGGACTGGGGCCAACAGTTTCACCACGGCATCCGGCACCCAGACCATCCGCCAGACGGATGCCAGCAACGCCAACGCGGCCCTGTCGATCCGCAACGACCGGAACAGCGGGAGTTACAGCCTGGAACTCCTTGTTCCTGGATCGTCGTTTGGCGGATATGGCCTGGTGGTGGCGGAATCCGCCGTGCTGTATTCACAGAGGCCCATCCGCTTGGTGAGCGATTCGGCGAGCGGTGAAATAGTCCTGGGTGTCGGTGCCACCGGCGGCAGTCGCGTGCTGACGTGCGTCAACGGTGCGGCCTATTTCGGCACAGATCCCGGTGGAAGTGAATTCCTGCGGGTAGGCGGCAGCCTGCGTATTTCTGACGGGTCGATCTGGCAAGGCGGATACAAGCTCCGGATGTCGGATGCAACGAACCTCAACTGCGATGTGAACTCGACGTACCTTTCGCAAAACTCGACCGACGCGAGCACGGGGAATTACCTCAAGACCGGGTACGCTGGTCAGTTGTGGCTCAACTCCAGCAGCGGCGACCACTACTTGCGGGCCGCTGCGTCTGGCACCGCCGGGAACCCCATTACGTGGCTTGATCGGGTAACGTGGAACGGCACCGGAATCGGCTTCTATGGCGTGGCCCCCGTGGCTCGTGCCACGGCAGCGGCAGCGGCAACCGACGCCGCCACCACGCAGACGCTGGCTAATTCGCTGCGAACAATCCTTATCAATCTGGGACTTGCCCAATGACCACCAATTACGCCCCCACGCAAACCCCCGGCGACACGCGCCGCCGGTGCCGCTTCATTGGGATCCGGACCCCGCTCAACAGCGTTCCGCAAATCGAGGTGCTCGAACAGGACGTGGTGCGGATCGCATCCGGCGAGGCTGTCCTTGCCGACCTTGGCAACCTGCCAATCGCAACCTTCGACCCGAGCGAAACCTTCGACGTGCGCGACCCCAACACCGACGCGCTCACCGGCACCACCGCCACGGTAGGTCAGGCCATGGCCCTGATTTATTCGTGGGTCCGCAAGCAGCAGGTGGCACGCGACCAGGCCACCGCGTGAACGCCCTGGCGCTCGAAGGTCTAGGTGTAAAAATCCGGTTCTCCGCCTCGGGATTCGAGGCGGATCTTATCGCATTGACGCTTCCGGAAGTGGGCCGCGAGACCATCGACACCACCCACCTGGGGACCGAAAGCGCGAAGGCCAAGAAGCCCGGCGAGACACGTGACCTCGGGACCGTGCAGGCCGTTTTCGATTACGACCCTGCCGCCGTGTCCTTGGTGGGCCGTCCTCCCGAACAGGTGGTCGTAACCTATCCCGACGACCTCGGGCGTGAGTTCGATCCGATTGTCTTGTGGGCCTTCGCCACCGAGCAGGGCGGGGAGCGACTGTTCCCCGATGGCCGGATGGTGACTTCGATTACCCTACGGATTAGCGTTCCGGAAGTGGCGGATCAGCCGCCAATAATTCCAAGCCTTGTGGACCCTTTGTTGTGGGGTGGGTTTTACGATTTTTCCGGAGATTCTGCCGATTCTATTGTCGTTGGGAATCCACCGATTTCTGCCCAACTTCTAGATGGGCTGGGACCAATACCGCTTTCTGTCTTATCTGGCAACGTCCTCCAGTTCGGCCCATATAGTGGTCGAGGATCTTCCTCGGGGGTAACACCGGGTGACTTTATATCTTTCGGCGCTTTATTTTCTGGCGCAACCCGTGCCGGGGGATTCGTTAGGCTGGCCGAGTTAGGAGTTGCAAAGGCCGTTTACGTCGGTGTAAACCCGTACAATAACACTGGAAATATTGTGGCCGGTGGTAGCAACCAGGGGTTTTCGACTCTAGTGACTTCTGGGGTCAGGGCGTCAGTTGCACTTGCGGCAGTTCTCAACACCTCAACTCGTGAGATGCGCGTTTACGCAGACGGAACCTACGTTGGCTCAAAAACAGTCCTTGCCAGCGACAAGCCGACGAGCGCAACGGTTGGAGTGGTCTACGATTCCGCCGGTGGAGGCGTGAGCGCCAGTGGACCATACACAGCCGACAACGTGTGGCTATATAATGGCAGGATACCTGACGATGCGATTGCCGCTGTGGCTGCCGGTTCGATACCTGACGTTGACGGCAACCTTTTTTGACCGCGCCTATACAAAACATAAGCAATTGCAATTGCCATTTTACCGTGTGACACATTAGCAGAATTGCTAAACTTCAGCCCTGGATCGTTTAGCAGTTTTGCTAGGGTCCCGGCATGCCGCTGGCAGCAATCCTCAACGAACGGCTCACCGGGCCGCAGGCCAAGATTGCGGCCCGGCTTGGCGTGAGCCAGACCACGATTTCCGCGTGGAAGCGCGGGGCATCGCTGCCACCGCGCACGCGCCTTCCGGGCCTGGCCAAGGCCCTGGGGATTCCGCTGGCACGGCTGGCGGAAATCGTCGCCAGCGACCGGCTGGAAAGACTCGACAAACAAACCGCCGGGCGGGTCCCGGCAGAGGGGGAATTGTGCGATTGACTGCGGTTTTTCTTTCGGTGGGCTGCGGCTTGCTGGCACTCGTCCTGGCCATTACGGCCTGGCAGTCCGGGCCTGGGGCCTTTGAGTTCTTGGGCTGCGTGGGCATTGCCTTCGTCCTCGGCTACCTCGTGCCGTCGATCTGGCGGCAGTCCGGCCCGGTCCACGATGGCGGGGACGACGGGCACCTGCGAGTCCTATCCACCGAGGACACCGCCACCGCATGCGAGCGTGAGGCCGAACGGACGTGGACCGGCGAGGCCGTCCGGTGATCTGCCAGGCAATGCGCGATTTGGGCGTCTACCTCGCGGAGGTGGAGGCGGCAGAGACGCGGGAAGCGGCCATCGAGATGAAGTCCGAAGAGATCCGCGAAGAGTATCTGGACTCGCACGAGATCAGGATCTTACGGATCGAAGGGGGCGTGTATTGGGCTTCGATTTTCAGGGGTGATTTCGAGGTCCGCAGCACGAATTGCTACGGGCAAGCCTCCGAAGCAGCCAGCGTCGCGGTGGGGCTGCTGGAGGAGCTGGTGCGGGAAGAGGCCGCTCGATTGGTCGATGACCATTGACGGAACCGACAGCCGCCGGGCCTGACAATGCCCGGCCAACAGCGCCACCCGTCGCAAAAACAACGGGCAAGGGAACATCATGACCACAGCCATTTCCAACTCCACCGGGAACGCCGTTTCTGCGGCAGCCCCCAGGACCTTCCGCGACCTGATCCTGTCGGACGCCTACAAGGCGAGCCTGGCGGCGGCTCTGCCCAAGCACATCACCGCAGATCGAATGGTGCGCGTGGTGCTTACGGCGATTAATCGCAATCCAAAGCTCCTCGAATGCACCAAGGAAAGTCTGTGGCAATCCGTCATGGACTGCGCCAGCCTCGGGCTTGAGCCTGACGCGCTTGGTCGCGCCTATCTGGTCCCGTACGAAAACAAGCGCCAGGGCATCGTGGCGTGTCAGTTGATTATCGGATACAAGGGATTGATCGATCTGATGTACAGATCCGAGCGAATCAACATGGTCCAGACCGGTGTGGTCCACAAGGGAGACCATTGGCTCTACGAGCGGGGGATGGCCCCCAAGCTGGAGCACCGTCCGTGCGATGAGCCGGGGGCCATGACCCACGTCTACTCCGTGGTCCACCTCAAGGGTTGCGATATGCCCAGTGTCGAGGTCATGACCCGCCGCGAGGTGGACGCCATCAAGGGCCGCAGCCGTGCCGCTGGCTCCGGACCGTGGGTGACGGACTACGAGGCAATGGCGGTAAAAACCTGCATCCGTCGCCATTCCAAGGTCCTCCCCATGTCGGCAGAATTGGCCCGCGCCCTGGACACCGACGCGGACCAGGTGGACCTGACCGCCGCCGTTGCACCGGCTGCCGTGGATCGCTTCGCTGGCGACCTTGGCGGCGAAGACCACAAGACCGTGGACACGACCGCCGAGCAGGTGCGCCCGTGATTTTGCGTGGCCTCCCCATTGAGGAATACCACGCCAGCGCCCCGGCGTGGCTGTCGAAAACCACGATCAACGAGTTTCGCTCGTACGGCCCGGCGTGGTGGAAGCTGGCCCACCTGAGCCGCACCGTGGCCCGCAAGACGCCGGGAGGTGCTGCGGAGGGACTGGCCCTGGACTGCATGCTCACCGAGGGCGAGGCGGCATTTGCGGCCCGCTACGCCGTGAAGCCGAAAGACATGAGCTTTGCCACGACAAAGGGCAAGGAGTGGAGGGCGGAGCAGGAAGCGCGTGGGATCAAAAACTTTATTGGAGCCGAGGACTTCGACATCCTGCGGGACGCCGTGGATGCCGTCCGCAACTGCTCGGTGTGGCCGGAGATCCTAGAATGCGAGGCTCAGGTAACGCTTCGCCGCGAATCGGCAGCCCTTGGCCTTGGACTTCAGTCCCGCCCGGACTGGATCGACATTCCGCGCGGGGTTGTGTTCGACCTCAAGAAAACCGCCGATCTGTCCGCGTTCGGTCGGCAGGCCATCGATCTGGGGTATCACCTCCAGGCCGCAATCGCTGGCTGGTGCCTGGCCGGTGAGCACATCGCCATGGAGCGTGCCGCCCTGGTAGCCGTCGAGTGGGAGCGAGGTGCGCGGTGTCGTGTGTACGAAATTCCTGATTACGCCCTCGACGATGGCCTTTCACGGTTGACGGAGACGGCGAAGGAGATTTCCGCACGGCTTCAATCCGGGAACTGGATCGACCGCCAGGAGCAGCCTGAGCCGCTTCCGATCCCGGAATGGATGGCTCGCAAAATGGTGCCCGCGCAATGACTGCCTCCCGCAACTGTCCATCCTCCCCGGCCCGGCGCTGATGCCCGGCCTCACCAACAAGGTATCCACTGTGTCCGCCACCACCGCCAACGAATCCGAGGCCCTGGGCCTCGCCCCCACCACCGCCCCCAGCCCCGGCGCTGCCGCTGCCGAGGGGCAGACCGAGGCCACGCCCTCGGTCCGCGCCCATCTTCGCGGAAACAAGATCACCGTGACTATCCCCGACGAAATCCTGGCCCCGTCCGACCTGACCGGGCGGACCACGGCGGAGATCTTCGCGGACCTCTTGGCCGCTCAGGTGGCGGGGATCCGCGCCAAGGCTAAGAGCCTGCTCGGGGAGGTGGCGCTGTGAGCCTCAACCTCAACCGGGTACTGCTGGCGGGGAACCTGACACGGGATCCGCAAGTGAAGTTTGTCGCCAACGAAAAGGCGGTCGCCAACTTTGGGCTGGCCATCAACCGCCGCCACAAGGGGACCGATGGCCAGCAGGTCGAGGAAACGACCTTCGTAGATGTGGAGTGCTGGGGTCGAGAGGCGGAAATCGTCGGGCAGTACTTCCAGCGGGGGACTCCCATCTTTCTGGAAGGGCGGTTAAAACTCGACCTCTGGGACGACAAGGAAACAGGGAAGAAGCAGAGCCGCCTCCGTATCGTGGCCGAGCGGATCCAGTTTGTGGAAGGTAAGAAGGGCGAGCCGGGCGACCGGCCTAGCCCGGAGCCTGTGGACGAGCAGCCCCGCCGCCATGTTCCGCGGCCCGCTGCCGGTGGCCCCGACGGTGACGACGGGCTTCCCTTCTCTCGCTCCGAGCTGGAGCACCTGCCGTGACCGCCCGCCCTCTCCGCCGCGTCCTCTCCGCCCTGTCGGATTGCCAGTGGCACAACCTGCGGACCGTGGCCCGCCGCTGCGGACTCTCGACCGCAGGTTGCTCCGCCAGAATCCGCGACCTCCGCAAGTCTCCGTTCCGCCTGATCGTCGCCGTTCGACCCGGCAAGCGGGCAGGCCCCTACGATTACCGAGCCACTGACGCCGGTTCGGTGTCCAGGGCATTGAGCCTGTTGACCGGCCCGCAGGTGGCAAAATGAAAAGCCTGACCGCTGAAGAACTGCGCCGAAAGGTGCGCGGAGCCAAGTCCCGCAAGGCCGGGGACACCCTGGAAGAGCTGACTCTCCGCTACCTCGTGGCCCGTGGTGTCATGGCCCAACGGATCGCCACGCCGTGCGCGGTGGTCGGTGGCCGGAAGCGTTACCTGGCCAAGGTGGTCGGGGACCTGATAGGTGTTGGCGTGGAGGGCCGAACCGTCCTGGTCGAGTGCAAGCGCCGCACGGACGGCGGGGTACACCGCCGTCCGGTGCCGTCTGATTTCCAGCCGCACCAGCGCGAAACCCTGGCAGCCTGGCACCGGGCCGGGGCCGTCGTTTTGGTTTCCTACTTCAATTCCTCCAACGTCCTCACCGTCGAACCGGCGGCGGACATTATCGACATGAAAGGCAGCAAATGACCTACGCCCTAACCGAACAACAAGAAGCCGAGGTGGCCCAATTCCTGGCCATGCACAACGCTTCCCTCGCTGAAAAAATCGCCCGCGCCGTAAAAGAAACCGCACAGCATGAGCGCGGCAGCGTGGTGACGCTGAGTGTTAAAATCGCGTTTGATAAGGAAAAAGAAGGGCTTTTGAACATGGAGGTTCAAGAGAAAATCAAGCACCCCAAATCGCCGAACACTGACCAGACATCGTGGACCGATCCCGAGGTGGAGCACGCCTGGAAGATCAGCGAGACGCCGGGACAACAGCGGATCGACTGACCGGAAAAGCGGCAGCCATGCGCCTACCCTCGTGCCGTTGTGGCCCGAGGGTCAAGGCGTCAGGACGACACATGAAACCACAAGCCACGGGCTGCCCGATTTGCGGAAGGCCCATCGCATTCCGTTCGCTTCCCTCGCCTGGAACTCCACGCGCTGGATTCACTCGGTCGATAGCGTGCAGCACGTCATGCACCGTAGAACTTAGATCGCGCAAGGCCAGAGAGGTCGCCAAGGAATCCAAGGAATCCGCAAAATAAATCCCACCATGAGCCAATCCCGTTTATCAAGCCTCTCTGAAACTTGCCTATCAATCGCCATCGGCTTCGCTGTCTCGGTGGGCCTCACCGCCCTGGTGTTGCCAGCCTACGGCCACGCCGTCACGCTTGGCGACAACCTCCAAATCACCGCAATTTTCACGGTCGCAAGCGTGGCCCGTGGGTACGTTGTGCGGCGGGCGTTTAATCGGTGGGGGCGGGCGTGACAAAGGCCCCATTTCCCTGGTTTGGCGGAAAGTCCAAGGCGGCCACGCAAATCTGGCGGGCGATTGGCCACGACGCTGGAAATTACGTCGAGCCATTTTTCGGCTCTGGCGCAGTCTGGCTTGGCCGTCCGTCCGGTTTCAGTGGGTGGGCCGTGGTGAACGACATTGACGGGAACCTGGCCAATTTCTGGAGGTCCGTGAAAAAATTCCCCGACGCCACCGCAGAGGCGGCATGCAATCCGGTGAATGAGTGCGACCTTCACGCTCGTCACCTCGCGCTCGTCAACGGATCGGGAAAATTGCGTGATCGACTGATGGCGGACCCCAACTATTGCGAACCCGTTCTTGCCGGTTGGTGGGCCTGGGGCGCGGCGGTTTGGATAGGCTCTGGCTGGTGCGCTGGTAACGGGCCGTGGAATTTCGCGCACGACGAGCACGGAATCCCGGTCTTCACAAAGGGCCACGGAGGGCAAGGCGTCAACCGCCAACTCCCGCACCTGGGGGACGCAGGGAAAGGCGTCAACCGCAAACTCCCACACCTGGGCGACGGAGGGAACGGTGTGTGCCAAGACCGTATTTTGTGGCTAAAAAACTGGTTCGGCGAATTAGCCGACAACCTGCGCGAGGTTCGCGTTGCGTGCGGAGACTGGGAGCGCGTTTGCTCGCCGGGAACGATGACGCTGAACGGGCCGTGCGGCGTTGTTCTCGATCCCCCGTATTCACAAACAGATGCCGTTTACGCCAGCGATTCAAGCACCGTGGCCCATCTGGTCCGTGCGTGGTGCCTGGCCAACGGCGACAACAAGGACCTCCGTATTGTGCTTTGCGGACACGAAGGCGAACACCACGAACTGGAGGCCCATGGATGGCGCATCCAGGAGTGGGACCAGAAAAAAAGCGGCGGATACAGCGGCAAGAGCGACGCCAGGGAACGGCTGTGGATTTCTCCGCACTGCCTCCAGGGAGAGCCAGAAAACGGTGAGGGTGTGCAGTTGGGCCTTTTCTGCGGGGATCTGCCGTGAAGCCGTTTTCCGTCCGCTTGCCCACCGTGATGGGCGCCGTTGGCAAGATCGGCTACCTTTACGCCAAGGGCGAGGCAGACGGCTCGTGGCGGATCACCGACAAGGAGCTGGGCAACCACGAAATCGTCGGAGCCTGCGACACCCCGGAGGCCATGATCCCGCGATTGCGGGACCACCTGGAGGCGTGGTGCAAGGAACAGGCGGAGATCGTCACCCACAACCTGGCGGTCATCGAACGCAACCCGCCGCCCCGTGGCGCACGCAAAACCTGGAAGGCAGGCCAGCGGGTGCAGGAGCGAGAATCGCTCAAGCGGGCGATGGCATCTGCGGCCCGCGTCTTGCAGGCCGTCGCGTCGGTGGCGAAGTCCAACGGGTGGCCGGTGGAAGGGTACTGCGGCGAGTTCTTGGACCCCGTCGGGGCGGGGGTGCTGGCGGAGCCAAAGCGTGACAGCCATAGCGTCACGCTTTGAGGTGCAGAGAAGGGTAAAATGGAAATGTCAATGGTAAAAAAATTAGGGATTGACGAAATGGGAAACCCAGTACGGTCCCGCTCGCTGGCCAGGTGTGAAGCCCTGCCCGGCACCGAGACAGTCCAGGCTGATTTCAAACCGAACGACCAAGCGGCAACCGTGACCCTCCTGGGGTGCTTCACCACGATTGCCACTTGGTCGCTCTGTTTGGTCGCACATGAACGCAATTGACCGAATTTCGTGGCTGCATCGCATCGCCACCTCAGACGGGGCCAGGTTGGCCGCTGTCAAGGTGGCCGTCGTCTTGGCCGAGCACTGTAACAGCGCGACCGGAAAGGCAGCCCCTGGCCTCCACTCCCGGCTCGGTCGAAACGTCTCCCAGGACGGGACCCGCTGGCTGAGGGGTGCCGGATTCATCGCCTGTGACCGCGACGCTTTCCGAGGCGAACCGGCGGTGTATCGACTGGTGACGCCGGGCGATTTTACGTCCCAAGAAAAAGGGGCGGAAGGGGCGGAAGGGGCGGCAAAAACACCACCCTTAAAAGGGGCGGAAGGGGCGGCGGTTTCAGCAAAAGGGGCGGCGGTTTCAGCAGAAAGGGGCGGCAAAAAAGGGGCGGAAGGGGCGGCAAAAACACCACCCCAACCATGGA